AAAGGCGCACCTACAGCTAAAGCATTTAAAGAGTCAGCTAAAACTGCTAAAATGAAAAAAGGTGGAGTATCATTAGCTATTGGTCGTGGTGAAAAGTTACCTGTATCTAAAGGTGCTGGTCTTACAGCTAAAGGTCGTGCTAAATATAATGCAGCTACTGGTAGTCATTTAAAAGCTCCACAACCACAAGGTGGTGCTAGAAAAAGATCATTTTGTGCTAGGATGTCTGGAATGCCTGGTCCTATGAAAGACGAAAAAGGCAGACCTACACGAAAAGCAGCTTCTCTAAAACGTTGGAAATGTAACTAAGGAAAATATTATGAAAAAAAAATCAGTAAACCCAGCAATGGCTATGATGGCTGCACGTGCTATGCGTACACCAGCATTAGCTACACCTCAAGTAAATCCTATGGCAACAGCAGGCTCAGCTCAAAATATGATGGCTCCTCCAGCTATGCCAGGTATGAAAAAAGGTGGTAAAGCAGAATTAATGAAAGAAGATATTAAACAAGACAAAGCTATTGTAAAAAAAGCTTTTAGAATGCATGATACTCAAGAGCATCATGGTAAACATACAGATTTATCTAAATTAAGAAAAGGTGGCATGATGAAAAATATGAAAAAAATGGCTAAAGGTGGAGAAACAATGGGTCCTCGTACAATGTCAGAAGATATTGAAAAAGGCTCTAATAAATTAACAAAACACGGTGAATCAGCAGTTCAAAAACGTGGTCACACAAAAGGTACAAACTTAGGTGACTCTGGCAAGATTATGAAACCTAAAAATATGTGTGGCGGTGGTATGAAAAAGATGGCTAAAGGCGGTTCAGCTTCATCACGTGCTGATGGTATTGCTCAAAAAGGCAAAACTAAAGGCAAATGGTGCTAATATGGCTGATCCATATAAACAGGCAGCTGAAAAGTTAGATAAAGAAACTAAAGCAGAGCAAGCTAAACAGCAAGCTAATGCTGATAAAACTTGGGAAAATTTACATACTGGTAAAATTCCAGCACCTACAGAACCAGATCAAGGTCCATTTACTAAAAAATATAAAAAAGGCGGTAGCATTATGGAACATAAACATCACGTAGATCACTTAAAACAACATCATACAGAAGGTCAACATAAGCACCATTCTGAGCATTATGATGCACATAAAGCTTCACATAAAGTTCATCATGAACATGTTAAGTCAATGTGTGGTGGCGGTAAAATTAAGTAATGCCATTAGACTATTCCCAATACGAACCACATTGGGTAAAAGAATTTAGAAGATGTGAAAAATGGATTGAGGATGCTTTAGAGTATTCTCATGGAACTCATAATATTCAAGATATTTTTGAAGATGTTATGAATGGAAGAGTTGAATTTTGGCCTGGTAAAAATTGTGCATTAATTACACAAGTTACTCAGTATCCAAGAAAGAAAATGATTCATGTATTTTTAGCTGGTGGAGATATCAGTGAAATTGAAGAAATAGAAAAGAACATTACTGAATGGGCTAAACAACAAGGTTGTAATGCATTATCTTTAACTGGACGTCCTGGATGGACTAGAAGTTTTCTAGATAAAATTGGATATAAAAATACCCAAGTACAAATGATTAAGGAGTTTTAAATGGCTGGAGCAGGATTACCACAAAATACAGCAAGACCACAAACAGCACCTCAAGCTAAAGGACCTGCTGCATCTACATACGGTCAACCAACATATCAACCTATTGGTGTTAATAATCCACCAGCTAGTTACAATCCTGTAGCTCCAGTACCAGGTAGTCAGCCTGCTAATGCAAGTATGGCAAATGCTAAAGGTCCAGCACAATCTCCATATAGAATGGATGGAATGGCTGATGGCAATCAACAACAAAATCAAAATACGCAAGAAACTAATGATTATAGCACTATGTTGCCAGCTAATATGCTAACACAAGGACAACCTAAATCATGGTATCCAGGCATGTATCCAAGCTCACAACCACAATTTGGTGTTAATCCTTATTCACCACAAACATTCAACATACAAGGACATCCTGGTCAAAATCCAAGCACAATACCTAATGTTGAACCCAATCAACCCAATGATGCATATTCAACTAATGGTCAATTCCAAACACAACCTATGGCCGTTGGTGGATTAGCTTCTATACCTTTAGGAAGGTAATATGAGAGCTTCTCGTGGAATGGGTGATATAGCACCATCAAAAATGCCAAAAGGTAAAACAAAAGCCCGTAGAGATAATACGGATTTTACTCAATATGCCAAAGGAGGCAAAACTATGGCTACTAAAAATTGGATTCAAGGCGCAATTAAGAAACCTGGTAGTTTGCGTAAAGCGCTAAATGTTAAAGCTGGTGAGAAGATTCCAGCTAAAAAATTAGCGTCTGCCGCAAAAAAATCAGGCAAAATTGGTCAAAAAGCAAGATTAGCGCAAACACTTAAAAAACTAGGTAAATAATGGTAGATCAAACCACAGGCACCTCAGTCTTTAATCTAAACATGAACGACCTCATTGAAGAGGCGTTTGAACGTTGTGGTTTAGAATTAAGAACTGGTTATGATTTTAGAACTGCTAGACGTTCATTAAATCTACTTACAGTAGAATGGGCTAATCGTGGCATTAATTTATGGACTGTAGAAGAAGGTCAGATTCCTTTAGTCACAGGACAAATTACTTACCCATTACCTGTAGATACTATTGATTTATTAAGCACAGTAGTTAGAACTGGTGCAAATACTAACCAAGTAGATATTAATATTAGCCGTATTTCAGAAGATACATATTCTACAATACCTAATAAGAATGCTACTGGTCGTCCTATTCAAGTATGGATTAATAGACAGTCTGGTAATACATCTACTTCTACTGTATATTTGGCTGCATCTATTAGCTCATCTGATACTACAATATCAGTAAGTAGCGTACAAGATCTTGCAGCTACTGGTTATATTCAAATAGATAATGAAATCATTATGTATCAAAATGTGAATAACTCTACGAATCAATTATTGAATTGTTTCCGTGGTCAAAATGGTACGACTGCAGCTGCACATATAGCAACTACAAGTCCTAGAAATTATTTATCTATACCATTGCTACCCAATATTAATGTATGGCCTACACCTAATTCAGGTGGCAATTATACATTCGTCTACTGGCGTTTAAGACGCATTCAAGATGCAGGCACTGGTGTAGTAGTAAATGATATTCCGTTCAGATTTTTACCAGCTATGGTAGCAGGATTAGCATTTTATTTAGCTCAAAAGTCACCAGAAATTGATCCTAATAGAGTAGCTTTCCTACAATCTGATTATGAAAAACAATGGGATCTAGCATCACAAGAGGATAGAGAAAAGGCACCTATTAGATTTGTGCCTAGAAATTTATTTTATTCAAGGTAAGACATGCCTAATAAATATTCATCTGGTAAATATGCGATTGCCGAATGTGATCGTTGTGGTCAAAGATATAAGTTAAAAGAACTTAAAAAAGAAGTCATTAAGACTAAGCTCTTTAATATTAAAGTTTGTCCAGAATGCTGGGATCCAGATCATCCTCAATTACATTTGGGTATGTATCCAGTAAATGATCCTCAAGCAGTGCGTGAACCAAGACCAGATGTGAGTTATAATGTATCTGGTACAACTGGATTAATGACGAATCCGTATGATCCAAATGTTAATAATGTGGATGATGCAGGATATCCATTGGATGGTAGTAGACAGATTCAATGGGGATGGCAACCAGTTGGTGGTTCTAGTCAATTTGATGCTGGCTTAACACCTAATAATTTAGTGCCTACAGTTCAAATAGGTACTGTTACAATAGTTACAACATAAGGAGAAACAAAATGGCATTTAGAAAAGCAGCTGATGGTATTACCAAAACAGGTAAAACTAAAGGCGATAATTTAGGCGATACTGGACCTACAGTTGGTATTCAATCTGGCAAAGGTTCTAAAGGTGCATCTACAGTTACATCTCAAGCGATGAAAGCTGTGGGTCGTAATTTAGCTCGTGCTAACAATCAAAAAAAAGGTAGATAATCATGGAAAAGAAAGTTAATCCAACCCCAGCTGGAGAATATCCACTTGGCCATGCAAAAGAAAACAAAGATGCTAGTGCATATACTGGCTTTGTTTATCCTGCAGGCGGTGGTGATGATATCAATGTTTATAAACAACCAATCAATATTGATGTTCAAGCTGAAGTTTATGAGCAAGGCACAAACACAAACAAAATGAATATTTCTGCAGGCGTTGCAGCTAAAAATGCATTTGCTCCAGAAAATCAATTTGGCGTAAAAGAAATGCGTGGTTATGGTGCAGCAACCAAAGGTCGTAAAATCAGTGGTAAACAAGGCTAATTAATGAATTACGTTCAGCTTTATCAAGCTATACAAGATTACTCTGAAACTACAGAACAGTTATTTGTATCTAACATTCCTCGTTTTGTTCAAGAAGCTGAGGATAGAATCTATAACTCTGTTCAAATACCAGCATTACGTAAAAACGTTACTGGTACTTTAACTACAGGTAATCAATATTTATCATTACCTAATGATTGGTTAGCTAATTATTCTTTAGCTTTAATTGATTCTTCTGGTAACTATAGTTTCTTATTAAATAAAGATGTGAACTATATTAGAACAGCTTTCCCTACAGTATCTTATCAAGGTGAACCTACTCATTATGCATTGTTTGGATCTCAATATGGCAATATTGATGAATTGTCATTGATTTTAGGTCCAACACCAGATGCGGATTATACTGCTGAATTACATTATTTTTACTATCCACCTACCATTGTGCAAGGTCAAATTGTTACATTTGGTGCATTAACTGTAGTAGGTTCTGGTTATGTTCCAGGATCATATGAAGAAGTATCATTAACTGGTGGATCTGGATCTGGAGCTACAGCTACAATTGTAGTTAATTCATCTGGTAATGTAAACTCAGTTACATTAAAAGATGGTGGTCAATTTTATGCTGTCAATGATACATTAAGTGCAGCTTCATCATCATTAGGTGGATCTGGAACTGGCTTTAGCATCTCAGTTAATACAGTATCTAATGCAAATGGCACAAGCTGGTTAGGCGATAATTTTGATCCAGTATTACTTTATGCTTCATTAAGAGAAGCTATGTTATTCCAAAAACAAGAACCAGATATGATTAAGAATGTAGAAGATAAGTATACAGAAGCTCTACAACAACTTAAACGTCTTGGTGATGGCCTTGAAAGAGGTGATGCTTATAGAGATGGTCAAGTCAAAATTAAAATTAAAACATAATGAGAACTTGTAGAATTTGTTTAAAAGATAAACCATTAAATGAGTATCCAAATCATTCTTTATATAAAGATGGTAAAGAAACAAAATGTAAAACTTGTTTATCTGAATATAGAAAAGCTAAATGGAATGCTAATTTAGAAGTATCACGTAGTTATGGTTGTAAATATAAAGCAAAAAACCGTGAAATTATAGCCAAAAAAAATATGGAATATGTGTTAAATAATCCAGAAAAACGTAAAAAAACTATGAAAGAATATAGACAAAGAACTAAGCCATTGCAAGCATATTATGCTCGTAAAAGACAAGCAAGTTTATTAAATAGAACACCTAAATGGCTCACAAAAGATGATTTATGGTTAATTAAAGAGACATATGAATTAGCTGCTTTAAGAACTAAACATTTTGGATTTAAATGGCATGTTGACCATATAATTCCATTACAAGGAAAATTAGTATCTGGATTACATATGATTGAAAATTTACAAGTTATACCAGAAAAACATAATTTATCTAAACATAATAAGTTTGAGGTAAATGTATGATAGTTCAAACAGTTTGCACAGTATTTACATTTAATATGCTAAGCGGAGCTGAAGACTTTAATAGTCCAAGTCCCTATGTATATAAAATAGCTTTATATAATGCTAATGCTGATTTAAACAATACAACAGTAGCTTATACAACTACGAATGAAGTTACTGGAACTGGATACACTGCTGGAGGAATAATACTAACTCCTAGTGTTGGAAGTGACCCAACTAATAACACATCCTATGTGACATTTAGCAATGTTACTTGGAGTCCTGCAAGTTTTACTTGTAGGGGCGCTTTGGTCTATAATAGCACTACTGGAGCAGCCGTTTGTGTATTAAATTTTGGATCTGATAAAACAGCCACCAATAGTTTCCAAATCCAATTTCCATCAGCAACATCAACTAGTGCAATATTAAGAATTCAATAAGGAGAAATCATGCATAAAGAAAAACAAGGCTTTGGTGATTCAGCCATTGCCACATTAAATACAAACGCTATATCTGCAGAAGATATGGGCGTACATGGTCACTATCATGTTGTATGCCGTGATAAAGATGGCAACATTAAATGGGAAGAAGAATTTCCTAATTTAGTTGTAGCTATAGGCAAACAACTTATGTTAGATACATTATTAAGAACTTCAGGTACTTATACTACAGTTGGACCTTTCTTAGGTTTAACTAATGCTACTTTAACTCCAGCAGCTACCGATACTATGACAACTTTAGTTGGTGGTGGTAAAGAATTTACTAACTACACAGTAGGTGGTTCAGCAGTTCGTGGTACAGCAGTATTTGCAGCTTCAACATCATCAGGTACAACACCTTCTAATGTTACAACATCAACAGCTTCTGCTATTACTTACACTATTACAGGTGCAGGTGGTACAGTTTATGGTTGTTTCTTAGTGACAGGTTCTGGTGCTGTAAGCACACAAAGCTCAACTGCAGGTACTTTATATAGTGAAGGTAATTTTGCAACTGCTAAAGTTACAACAGCTGGTGATACAGTAAGCGTTACTTATTCGACAACTGCAACAAGCTAAGGAGTCCTAAATGGCTCTAGCGTTAAATGATCGTGTCCAGCAGCAGGGTACGGCCAATACCACAGTTAGTTTTACCTTAACGACCTCAGTTACTGGGTTCCAATCCTTTGCCGTAGTTGGTAATGGAAATACAACCTATTATGGTGCAACAGATGCATCTGGTAACTGGGAAGTAGGTATTGGTACGTATTCTACAACTGGACCCACATTAACACGTACAACAATCTTAGCCTCAAGTAACTCTGGTTCAGCTGTTACTTTCTCAGGCACAGTTAATGTTTTTGTCACATACCCTTCAGAAAAATCAGTTAATTTAGATGGTTCAAATAATGTATCTGCTTTAGGTACTGTTTCTTCTGGCACTTGGCAAGGTACAACCATAGGTGTTGCTTATGGTGGTACAGGCGTTACAAGTTCATCTGGTGCTAACTCTGTAGTTATCCGTGATGCTAATTCTAACATTGTTACTAATAACTTTTTAGCTGGATATAATGTTATCACAGCTTCTGGAGGCACTACAGTACTTACAGTAGCCTCTGCTTATTATCAAAGAATTAGTGGATCTACAACACAAACGATTCAATTACCTAATGCAACGACGTTAGCTAACGGTCAAGGTTTTACTTTTGATAATGATTCATCTGGTACAGTTACTATTGTTGATAATGCTTCAACAACGATTGATACAGTTCCTTCTGGTGCTTATTCTTATATCTTTGTAGAAGATAATTCAACCTCTGCTGGATCATGGGGTAAATATGCCCTAATTCCAGCTTCTTATGACTTTAGTACTACTACTGCAAACTTTGGTACAGCTACAATTACAAATGCTACCTATCAAGGTAATACGATTGCTTCAGGATATGGTGGTACTGGATTAACTACATTTACAGCTGCAAATAATGCCTTATATTCAACATCAGCTTCAGCATTAGCCGCTGGTACTTTACCTGTTGCAGCTGGTGGTACAGGAGCTGTAACTTTAACAGGCTATGTTTATGGTAATGGTACAGGTGCTTTTACAGCATCAACTACGATTCCAACTTCAGCTTTAACTGGTAACTATGTAAGTACATTTAGCGGTGGATCTACAGGTTTAACTCCAAATACTGCAACTACAGGCGCAATCACATTAGCGGGTACTTTGGCTACAGGATATGGTGGTACAGGATTAACAAGCTTTACATCAGGTGGTGCAGTATATGCAACATCAACAAGTGCTTTAACAACAGGTACACTTCCTGTAACATCAGGTGGTACAGGTCAAGCGAGTGCATTAACTCAATATGGTGTAGTATATGGATCAACTACTTCTGCTATGGGAACTACTGCAGCGGGTACATCTACACAAGTATTACATGGTAATGCATCAGGCGCTCCAACATGGAGTTCAGTATCTTTAATAGCAGATGTATCAGGCACACTACCCATTACTAACGGTGGTACAGGACAAACAACAGCTTCAGCCGCATTTAATGCTTTAAGTCCAGTAACAACGACTGGTGATTTAATTCTTGGTAATGGTACTAATAGTGCTACAAGATTGCCTATTGGTGCAAATACTTATGTTCTTACTTCTAACGGTACAACAGCATCATGGGCAGCAGCTTCATCTGGATTAACTATCACAGCAAGTTCTACTAACTCAGCTTTTTATTTACCATTTACAAGCGCTTCTAGTGGATCTATTACTGGCGCAAATATCAATACAAGTATTAATGTAAATCCATCAACAGGTGCTTTAACTGCTCCTGAAGTTGTAGCTTCAAATGGTATGTTGGTTCATAGCTCAACCGTATCTACAAGTTATTCTATTCCATCAGGTTCTAACGCTATTGCAGCTGGACCTATGACTGTAGCATCTGGAGCATCAGTTACAATACCTTCTGGATCTCGTTGGTTGGTGCTATAAATGTTTGGATATGCAGCATTTGCTCAACCTACATTTGCTGGATTGGGCGGTAATTCATATGTATTTACTGTTACTGAAAATATTGGCGTAGCAGATAGTAATACACAAACATGGACTTTTGGTCAAACGATTACAGAAAATGTAACTATAGGTAATGTTGATTCAGAAGCTGGATTATTTTTTGATAGTATAGTAGAAAATTTTGGTGTAGCTGATTCAAGCACTCAATTAACTACTTACAATGTATCTCTTGCAGAAAATAGTAATGTAGCTGATACACCAACCATAGCAGCACAATTTGCATCAAGCATATCAGAAAATAGCAATTTAGCAGATTCATCAGTACAGTATTTTGCAGCATTAGACACAATTACACAAAATGTAAATATGGGTGATTCTAATAGCCAGCAAACTAACTTTACACAAAGCATAGCAGAGAATAGTAATTTAGCTGATTCTCAAACTATTACAGCTCAATTTGTATCAAGCATTACTGAAAATATGAATATGCAAGATGCAATTAGTATTGTTGCTAATTTTGTTACAAGTCAAACTGAAAATATTACTGTAGATGATATAAGGCAAATTGGTATAGCTTTCTTCTTTACAGTGACAGAAAGATTTAGTCCTTCAGATGCAGAAACTATTATTCAGGTGTTTACTGAGTCTGTCATTGAAAATGTGAATATGGCTGATTCTGCTTCTATAGCAGCCCAATTTAGAGCTTCTATTATAGAAACAATAGCTATAGCAGATAGCTTCCATAATCGTGGTTGGTTTGCAATTAATGATAATCAAACTGTGACATGGAATAAAATTAATAATACCAATACAGCGACTTGGACGACTATAAACAACACAGAATCAACGAATTGGACCCAAATTAACAATAGTCAATAAGGTCAAAATAAATTATAATATACGGAAATAAGGACTTACTATGGCATCCACCTACTCCACAAGTTTAAGGCTCCAACTCATTGGCACTGGCGACCAAGCTGGTACATGGGGTACGACTACAAACACCAATTTAGGCACTCTTTTAGAGCAGGCTATTACTGGCTATTTATCTATTAATATAGCTGGTTTAACTACTTATACATTAAGTAGCTACAATGGTGTTTCAGATGAGTCTAGAAACGCTGTATTGGTCTTTACAGGCGCTTTATCAGCAGATTGTACCATAGTCACCCCAGCAGTTAATAAAGTCTATATTATTAACAATGCTACATCAGGTGGTAAAAATGTCATTATGTCTAATGGTTCTGGTACAACAGTATCAGTTCCAAATGGTCAAACTTATATTGTTTATTCAGATGGTACTAATTTTTACTTTGCTTCTAACTTTAATGCAGGCAACGTACAAATTACAGGCGGTACTATTGATGGTACAGCGATTGGTAATACAGTACCTTCAACAGGTAATTTTACAACTGTAACCACACCAACCATTACAAGCACAACTGGCACTGTTACATTTAATACAACAGGAGCAGTGGTTCTTCCAGTAGGTAATACATCACAAGAACCTAGCCCACCATCTGCTGGTATGATTAGATTCAACAGCGATAATGGTTCATTTGAAGGCTACAATGGATTAACATGGGGTGCTATTGGTGGAGCATCTAATAAAACAGCTACAGGTTTATGGCAAAACGCACAAACAATTTTAACAAATCAAACGATAGACACTGGTTATAATGCCATGTCAACAGGTCCAATCACAATTGCAGGTGGCGTATCGGTTACAGTTCCGACTACAAGTACTTGGCTAGTATTATAATGACAAACTCATTGTATTGGATACATCATCCAGATCATACAGATATATTTACACAAGGTTATATTGGTGTAACTAACAATACAAACGATAGATTTGAAGAGCATAAAAATAGAACAAAAAATGCTCATTTAAAAAATGCAATTAATAAGTATGGCTGGGATAACCTAGTAAAAAAAGTTATAATTATAGCTGATGAAGCCTATTGTTTAATGATAGAAGCTCAACTAAGAGCATCAGATAGCATAGGTTGGAATATAGTAATTGGTGGTGGAAAGCCTCCAACAGCTAAAAAAGGTTGCAATAAAGGCAAAACAGCTTGGAATAAAGGAAAATCTCCTAGCGAAGAAACTAGGTTAAAAATAAGTTTAGCTAATATTGGAAAACAATCCTGGAATAAAGGACAAAAAACTCCAGAGCATATTAAACTTAAATTAAGTTTAGCTAAGTTAGGTAAGCCAGGACCAAGACTTGGATCAATTGTTTCTGAAGAAACAAAACAAAAGATAAGTGTCTCTAAAAAAGGCAAAAGATTATCTGATGATGTTTATAAAAAACAAGCATTATCTAGAATTGGATTTAAACACGAATTAGTAAAATGCCCGCACTGTAGTAAAATAGGCGGAATAACTGCAATGCCAAGATGGCATTTTAACAACTGCAAATTTAAGGAGAATTAACAATGGCCTCTACAATCAACGCCCTGAGTTCGGGAGCTGGTGGTATAGTCACAACGGGTGACTCATCAGGTATAGTAGCAATTCAAAGTAATGGAACGACTTATGCAACCATAAGTGTCAATGGAATTACATTCCCATCTTGGACTACAGCTACTCGCCCTGCTTCTCCTACGGCTGGTTCTACTGGATGGAATACAACAACAGGATATGTTGATGTTTATAATGGTACAACTTGGACATCATTAGCTACAACAACAATAATTCCAATCACTGCATCATATTTAGTAGTTGCTGGTGGAGGTGGTGGAGGAACTGGAGCCAATCCAGGTGCAGCTGCAGGCGGAGGTGGCGCTGGTGGATATGTAACAGGAACTATTACTTTATCTTCTGGTACTGTATACACAGCTACTGTTGGTGGTGGTGGTGCTATTAATACAAATGGTAGTAATTCTACATTTACTGGTGTAACTACTGCTGTTGGCGGAGGTGGTGCTGGTAATGGAGATACTGTTGGATCTTCTGGCGGTTCAGGCGGTGGTGGATCAGGAGGATTGAATACTACACGAAATGGCGGTGCAGGTACACCAGGCCAGGGTAACGCTGGTGGATATTACTCAAATAATCCTACAGGTGCTAATGGTGGTGGCGGCGGAGGTGGTTCAGGCGCAGTGGGCGGAAACAATGTTTATGGTGGACCCTCTGCAAAAGGTGGCGATGGAGGTGCAGGTACAGCTTCTTCAATTACTGGAACTCCAGCTACTTATGCAGGTGGCGGTGGCGGTGGTAGTAATAATGGTAGTATAACTGCTTCTGGCGGAGCAGGTGGAGGCGGTAATTCAGGCGTAGGATCAACTTCACCTGGCATTAATGGCACTGCAGGAACTGCAAATACAGGTGGAGGTGGTGGAGGTGCAAACACTCTTGGGTCTTCAGGCGCTGGTGGTTCAGGAGTTGTAATTCTATCCGTACCTACTATTCAATATACAGGCACAACAACAGGTAGCCCAACAATCACTACATCAGGTTCTAATACAATCATCAAGTGGACCTCTGGTTCAGGTACATACACAGCTTAAGGATAAACTATGTCAAGCATTTTACTTTCAGGTGATACGAGCGGAACGCTTACACTTACTGTACCCTCGGTGGCAGGTAGTAATACTATTACTTTGCCCGCTCTAACCGGCACTATTATCACAACAGCGTCAACATCAGGTATACCTAATACTGTCAACTGGACCACAGTGCAAACAGCAAACGTGAACCCAGCGGTAGCAGGTACAGGTTACCCAATGAACACAACAAGCGGCGCTTTAACCGTGACACTCCCTGCATCTCCAACAGCAGGTAACATGATTTCAGTGGTAGATTATGCTGGTACTTTTGCAACAAACAACTTAACCCTAAACCCTAATGGTGGGAAAATAAACGGATCAACGTCAAATGCAGTTTTAAATACAAATCGTGAGGCTGTTAATATTGTTTATGTAGATTCAACTCAAGGATGGTTAGCTTATAGTGATGTTTATTCTACAACCGCTCCTTTACCTCAAACTTATACAGCTTCTTATCTTGTTGTAGCAGGTGGGGGCGGCGGGGGATATGGGGGAACAACTAATGGTGCTGGCGCTGGTGGAGCTGGGGGTTATTTAACAGGTACCCTTACTTTAACATCTGGAACTACATATACAGCAGTGGTTGGAGGTGGAGGTACAGGAAGTTCTGGTAGCCCTGGCGGTGGATCTGGAAGCACTTCTTCATTCCCTGGAGTTACATCTGCAGTTGGAGGAGGAGGAGGCGGAACTTCTACACCTGGTGGATCTGCAGGTATTTCTGGAGGATCTGGTGGTGGTGGCGCTGGTAGCGCTGCGGCTCCTTATACAAATGCAGGATCTGGTACACCAGGTCAAGGAAATAATGGTGGTACTGGAGCTGGACCAGGCGGTGGCGGTGGCGGTGGCGGTGGCGGTGCTGGTGGCACTGGAAGCAACTGTGTAGCTCCTCAAGCTGGTGCTGGTGGTACTGGATCAGCTAATTCTATTACAGGAACCCCTGCTACTTATGCTGGTGGTGGAGGCGGTGGTTGTTCTACTCAAAATCCATTCTCTGTAGGAGCTGGAGGTTCTGGAGGCGGAGGAGCAGGTAGCGGATCTCCATCAGTTGCAGGGACATCAGGAACATCTAATACAGGTGGTGGTGCAGGTGGTGGCGGTACTAATGGATCAGGTGGATCTGCGGGGGGTAATGGTGGTTCAGGTGTAGTTATACTTTCTGTTCCTACAGCTAATTACTCTGGTACTACAACAGGTTCTCCTACAATTACAACATCTGGTTCTAACACAATTATTAAGTGGACTAGTGGCTCAGGAACTTACACAGCATAATGGCTAAATTTGGTATAGCAGGAGATACATCTGGTGTAATAACAGTGCAAGGACCTAGCGTTGCAGGCAGCAACACACTCACATGGCCAGCAGAAACAGGCACTGCGTATTTAACAACATCAACTACAGCCTTACCAGGTCAAATCGCATGGAACACAACAGTACAAACAACAGGGTTCACAGCGGTAGCGTATGGCGGTTATTTCTGTAATACAACATCTGCTGCGTTTACAGTTACACTCCCAGCAACACCAACACGTGGTCAGTTTGTAGTCATTGTTGACTATGCTGGAACTGCGGCTACTAATAATATAACTGTGTCTGGAAATGGTGCAAATATTGCAGGTAGTTCTGCTCCACAATTGCTTCAAACTAATAGACAGGGTATTACATTTACTTATATTGATTCTACTCAGGGCTGGTTAGCTTCTAGCAACGTTTATGGAGGAGCAACACCTTTTGTACCAAGCACATATTCAGCTAGTTATTTAGTTGTAGCAGGGGGTGGCTCTGGTGGAGCTAATGCTGGTGGTGGTGGTGGAGCTGGTGGATATTTAACTGGCACAACTACTTTAACTCAAGGAACTGTTTATACACTTACCGTTGGAGCTGGAGGTACTTCTGTAGTAAATACTGTAGGAAACAATGGTAATAATTCTGTATTAAGTGGTGGTTCAATTTCAACAGTTACTGCAACTGCAGGTGGCGGAGGTGGAAATCAAAGCATAGTAGCTAAATCTGGAGGATCAGGTGGTGGAGGTGGAGGTTCTGTATCTCAACCTGGTGCTGGAGGAAGTGGTACTCCTGGTCAAGGAAATACTGGAGGTAATGGTGGCGGAGGGGC